GGGGCTGGCGCTGATTGCCGACCTCGAAGGTTGTCGCCTGACGCCTTACCAGTGCAGCGCGGGAGTGTGGACGTCAGGCATCGGCCACACTGCAGGCGTCGTGCCGAAGGGGGAAATCACCGAACGTCAGGCGGCGGCGAACCTTGTCGCGGATGTGATGAACGTCGAGAAGCGTCTCGCAGTCTGCGTGCCGGTGGAAATGCCTCAGCACATTTACGACGCGCTGGTCAGCTTCTCATTCAATGTGGGAACCGGCGCGGCCTGCCGGTCGACGATGGTCGCCTATATCAAGCGTCATCAATGGTGGCAGGTGTGCGACCAGCTCCCCCGCTGGGTTTACGTGAACGGTGAAATTAACAAAGGGCTGGAGAACCGCCGCGCGCGCGAGCGTGCTTACTGCCTCAGGGGGATTCAATGAAACTGATGTTGTTTTTACTGGCCGCGCTTATTGCGGTTGTGCTCTGGCAGCGTCATGAAAACGGCAACCTGACGCGCTCTTTTGACCGGGCGAATAAGGTCGCGACCGAACAAAAAACCGCGATCGCAATGCTGAAAAATCAGCTTTCCGTTTCGCAGGGAATTGCTAGGCGAAATGAAACCGCGCAGGTCAGTTTACGCGGCGAACTGCTGGCCGCCGGTGCGATGGCCGTGCGGCGTGAAGAAACCATTACGAGGCTGATAAATGAGAATGAAACCCTACGCCGCTGGTACAGCGCTGAGCTGCCTGATGTTGTGCGTCGGCTGCACACCCGCGCCGCCTGCGCCTCCGCCGGTCATTGTTTACAGCGCCTGCACGAAAGTTAGCTATTGCCCGATGCCGGGAAGCGACCCGGCCACTAATGGCGACCTGAGCGCCGACATTCGCAGGCTTGAGCACGCGCTCGCCGCCTGCGCGCTGCAGGTTGAAACCGTCAAAGACTGTCAGGATAAACTCGATGAAGAAAGCACGCAGCCTGCGCGAAGCGCTGATTAAAGCCGTTCCGCAGCTTGAAACAAACCCCGAAATGATGCGCATCTTTGCCGATGAGGGGAATATCGATGCGCGGCTCGCGGCCTCGCTGTCACATGAGAAAATTTATACCCTGAATGTGATCGTGTGTGACTTTGTGGGCGACCCTGATTTGATTTTCGTGCCGGTGGCCGCATGGCTCAGGGAGAACCAGCCGGATATCTGCACGCTCGATGACGACCGCAAAAAGGGCTACCGTTTCCAGATGGATTTGAACGACGGGGACAGCGTCGATATCAGTATCAGCCTGCACCTCACCGAGCGCACCATCATTAAAGAGGAAAACGGCGCGCTGCACGTGAGCTATGCCCCTGAGCCGCCGCTGCCGGAGCCCGTTACCCGGCCAAAAGAGCTCTATATTAACGGCGAACTGGTGAGCAAATGGGATGAATGAATTTAAGCCCTTTGACGACAGGCTCAATGGTCTGATCGCTGCCCTGTCACCGGAAGCGCGTCGGAAGCTGGCCGGTGAAATAGCGAAGGAGTTGCGCAAGTCGCAACAACAACGCATCAAACAGCAAAAGGCACCCGATGGCACGCCGTATGTAGCCCGAAAGCGTCAGCCGCTCAGCGGAAAAAAAGGGCGTATTAAAAGGGCGATGTTTCAGAAGTTGCGAACAAGTCGCTATATGAAAGGCAGTTGCCGCAATGGTGCTGCTGTGGTGGAGTTTACTGGCAAGGTAACGCGTATTGCGAGAATTCACCATTACGGGCTAAAAGACAGGCCTAGTCCCCAGGGGCAGGAAATACAATACACGCAAAGGCAATTGCTTGGATTCGACCAGAAAACCAAAAATTTTATTAATGAATTGGTTGTAAAATACTATTGCCTTAGCTGATACTTAGCCTTTTTATTAACGAGTTCAATTATATTTTGTTAGGTTGATTAAATTTGTGTAATTTAGGTTTGTTGGTGTTTTATTATGCAGATCAAGGTTGGCTTGACATCCTTCTTGGGTACAAAAAAAGGATGTCAGTTTATATATTGAGTGTGAATTTTTCTAGCGGTTACTTATGTTTGAGTTTGGCAACAATATCATTGGATTGAGAGGTTTTATTTTTGAGTAAGGATATATCCCTAAGGTAAATTGCGTGTTCAGAATAGGCTGATTTAAATCTGCCGTTAGTTAAGTTTGTATACCATTGTGCTTCGGCGAACCCATAAGTGGTTACAACGCCGTGTGTCAACTCTTTAAAATTGAATAAATACAAAGAATATATAATGTACTGAGCAAGATTGGTTTTTTCAAGGTAATGATTTATATATTCTTTTGTTTTATCTATATCGCCATTGAATGATTCCAGCTCAAGAATGTTTTCTTTTAACAATCTCAAGTAAACCGCATAATAAAGGTAGTCCTTCTGAAGAAGATACAGAGCTACAATTTCAGCTAGTTTATTATTGTCAAATGTCGCTAGTAAATTATCCAGAGCATCGTTTTCTCTTTGGGTTACAGTAGTGTCAAATATAGCTTGTAGACCTTGAGCGCTCCAATCAATCAAGGTTCCTAGATCTGAGTTGGTGGCATAAAGTTCTGATAATGGTGTATGCGCGTTTAGTATGTTAAATAATTCATACAGATCTTTTTCGGTCAGGAATTCAAGATGATTGGGGTGATTTAATAGGTTGTTAACAAGAGGGTCATTATGTATTATGCTTACAGCTTTACCATAATCTTTATTGCTAAGGTTGAATTTCAATTTAATGTCATTTTTAGCTGCAATATGGCATGGTTCTGCTTCATTAATGTATTTTGACATGGAGTAGACTATATTTATTATGTCAAAATATGATAATTTATGCGTGTGAGATACCCTGGTGTTTTCTTTGTATTTATGTGCTGTCACACTATATTCTCTGCATAGACTATATTCATGGATCATCCTCTCAGCCAATTCATTTAAGAGTTCCAGTGCATTCTTCAAGTTTTGAAATCTAACTTGTAAAATATTGATGCTTATTAACGGAGTGTCAAGTAAATGTGTTTTGCTATCATTGTCTGCAGGGTACCTAAATGTTTGTCCAGTTGGGTCAATCTCCGCAATGTCTTGAATGAAGTCTGAAATTAAATTTATAAGAGGAGTGAAGCGATTATCAATTATTGGAGAGTATTCACTGATGCTAGTCCAGATAGCGCTTATATCATGGTATTGTAAAGCTTTGATGTTGGGGAATGTAAGTACTTTTGTCCTGTCAAGGGCAGGGTTCTTATCAATCTTGTTAAGTCTGTGCGCTTGTAATTTTTCGAATGTAAATTTTGATAAAATTTCAAGATCCATCCAAAGTTTTTTTAATCTTAATTCAACGGAATGTCGCATATTGAAACAGATTGGGTAAACCAATGTGTCAACACTATGCTCGAATTTCTGACTTGCTAATGCTATATTTATCATTTCTAATGCGGCGGTTTCGAATCCTTCTGCATAGAAAATATTGGAGCGAGGTTTATTGCCGACTTCTAAACTACCATTTGTTCCTACCGTGGCATTAAAGCGAGTGATTTTGGAACCGCAAAAAGTATTGTTATCCTTCATTTGAGACCTTTATGTTTTATTTGAATGTGAGTGATTTTATACGCTTAAGCTGGTTTTTTTCAATAATTTCTTTTTGAAATTTATTTTTAAGTTGGGTATCCAGTTATTTAAAGTGCAAGTATTAAAATAGAGCTTGAGAATTGAATTAACGCTCGCTCTTGGAATGAATAATATTGATACTCATTAGGCTTTGTTGTCTCAAATGCTACACAAAATTCATTGATTGCCGCAGACCTCGCCCGGCGGCATCCTTTCCCCATGAATAATCTAAATTCTCTGCAGGAAATCGCACGCGCGATCCGCAACCTTATCCGCACCGGCATCGTGACCGACGTCGACCACGACGAGGGGCTTTGTCGTGTCCAGACCGGCGGAATGGAAACTACCTGGCTGAACTGGCTAACCTGCCGCGCCGGTCGCTCGCGCGTATGGTGGGCTCCATCCGTTGGCGAGCAGGTGCTTTTGCTGGCGATCGGCGGCGAGCTCGATACGGCTTTTGTGCTGCCCGGCATTTTCTCGGATGACCATCCCGCGCCGTCTGCATCCCCTGATGCGCTTCATGTTTCCTTTCCTGACGGGGCGGTTATCGAGTATGAGCCCGAAAACGGCGCGCTCACCGTGTCAGGCATCAAAACCGCAGACGTCACCGCGTCTGACTCCATTACGGCCACCGTGCCGGTGGTGCTGGTGAAAGCGTC